ATTGTATACCTTCTTTGTTATAATCTACCCAAGCAATACCTGTACCTTCTACATAGTACATAAATTTATCCATATCCCATTTTTTAGGGATCATATTAATATCAAATTGAGCAACAATATCTTTACTTCTAGCAATTGCTAACTCTAATCTATATTTATAAATATTATAATTCAATTGATAAGGAATTCCTAATTGAACCAATGATATATTTGAAGTATTTATATTTGAATATCTTCTCCCATTAATTGGAAGTTTACACGTAGACGCATCATCTATTGATTGCCTTTGATTAGGAACTGGTCTAACATTTATATAAAATCTCCCATCAATTCTTGTCCCTTGCCATACTTCATTTACCCATAGCCATTCTAGTTTTGCACCCATTTCTTTTAATTCCATAGGCATTCTATATCCATCTTCAACTTCTTGCTCTTCCATTTGGCCTGTCATTGGATCTACATAAGCCATAAAGCCTACACGTTTTCTTGATTTCCAATATACATTAATTACTTCTACTAGTCTATTCCTATAAGAATTTGGATCTTTACTTGCAGCACTAGCATATAAAAAGTAATTATCAGTTTCAGAATGAGTAGGATTTTCTAATTCTAACACTTGGTCTTCAGATAAATAATCATAATAATTATCAATAACTGAAGAAGCATGTACCCATTTTCTAACTAAAGCCCAATCTCCATCTTCTACATAATCTAAATCTGGATCTAAATCATAATCTACATCTACTGGATTTAATACTTCATAAAAAGTTTCTCCATTTCTAACACCTCTTAAGGTATAAGTTTGCCCAGAAACTAAAAAATGAAACCATGCTTTATTAAACTTTTCTCTTAGCTCTTCGTTGTACATAATATAGTTTAAAGCTTTTTGTCCTAATATAGCTCTATTATCTACATATGAATCTTCAAACATCGATAAAATATGCTCAGGTACTTGTACTTCCATAGGATCCATACCGGTTTCAACACCCTTTTCGCCTAACTCATTAACAAATTGTTTTTTAAAGTTTTCCATTAACATATCATTTAAAGCTTGTTCCTTTAAAGTGACAGTGTCAGAGTTTTGTACTGTAACGGTATAATTGAGAGGCCTTTTGGACTTCTCTCCTAAAAGTAAATCAATTATAGGTTTAATTATGGGATAATTACGCATTTGGGATGGAAAATTTTTCCGAGATTTCCCGTAAGGTTGTAATACGTATCTATAATCGCCTTCATCAATTATACCGTTATAGTAATCATAAAATCTTCTTAAGTCTTCCCTACTAGATGTATATCCAGTACCTTGGTTGGATAAGTCTATGTAGGCTTCTACACATTCGCGTCTCCATTTTTCTCCCTTCTTAGACATTGGAAGTTTTTGTCTAGGTATTTTTTCGTATCCCATAATCTACAAATTTAATTAAATTTATCTCAATTTTTAATAAGTGAATAAATATTTAAGCTTTTTTTATAAATATATCACTAGTAATAGTTTGTATCAAACCAGCTATTAGTAGCATTATCTTCTAATACTTCTTTAATTTCTGCATTATATAGCTCTCTAGTATGAAACATCCCAATCATAAATGCCATTACACGGTCAAAGTTACCTACGTGATTAAATTTAATTAGTTCCATTAAGAACGCAGGATCATATATTTTATGCAAATTTAACGTATATTTTCCATCTTCAGTTTTATGTCGTGGAGAATTTAACCAATCTCTAATATAAATTTCTCCCTGTCTTTTTCTTGCTTCTGTCATATGCATTCCATATTGACGTTTTACTGTTTTACTTCTAAGTTCTTTTTTATCTAACATCTCAAATTCTTCCTGTAATCTATGTAACTTTCTATGTCGTTTAGCGTAGGCTATAACTTCTCCTCGATCGTTCTCAAATCCTATCTTACATCCATAATAATCTGCTAACATAAATAGATTTCTATTATATTCATCTTGTGTTTTTGGCCTACCTACATAAGATGCAACTATAATATCATCTGGATGAGATATATTATTAGGTCTTTTAATAACATAAGCCGCTCCTAAAGATGTAGAGTCTGCTGATTGATTTTGCCCATACGGGTCATGACAAATAATATACATATTTAAAGGTACTTGCTGCTTTTCATTTTTATATGGAGATTCATATACAATAACTCCACCAGTAGTATCATCATCTTTCCTATGTGGAAACTTTATAATCTGTCTAAGATCTCCATCAATCTTAAACTTTATTTCTTCATTTTTATCATAATATAATCTACCGATAGTTCCAATAGATTGTAAATTATTAGATTTTATTTTATTATATTGCTCTTGTAAAGATGCAACATCAAATAAATTAGCTGTTACTTGTAATGTAGCTTCTTGAGGAGAAAAAGGGTGTTCTGCAATATATTGGTCTAATGATTTTGCGTCTGCAGCTCCCTTTTTCTTTTCCCTCATACCTTTTTCGTATTCAATAGCATCGCTTTCTAGTGAATTTCCTTGATCGTCTATGAATCCGTCCAGGTTAGTTTGTATAGGAATAAAATAACCACATCTACTACCCATGGCTCCTTCATCCCATATATTTTCATATTCCATACAATCATATGCTGCAGGATTGTAAAATATTTCTTCCATAGCTTCAAAATCAGCTCCTTCTGTACCGCCTGTACCAAAAGCTACCATTAATCCTAATGTTTTTGCACCTTGCCTCATCGTAGGCATTGTTACCTCCCATGCTTTTAGGAGGCCAGGGAAAGAACCAGCTTCTTCAAAGAAAACAAGTTCTCCCGCCTTACCTCTCACCTTGTCGGGTGCATCTTTTAATGAAACTCCCATTATTTGAGATTTCATACCCATCTCAATCTCAAGCCCATTAACTTTCTTTTTATATCCTGACATTTTATGCATTTCTCTATCTCTTAAACGCGGTTGCGCCCAAGCTGTATGATCATCTATAAATGATAGAAATTCCCACGCTTTAGATAAAAGACCATCACCAATTAAGTATTCTTTTTGAGATGCAAAGACAAAGTTTTTACTATTACGGACAAAGAAATAGTTTCGCGCAAGCATTGCTCCAGCTTTGTAAGAATAACCTTTACGTCTAGCTTTTAGAACAATCATATGTTTATTTTCTGATCTAGCTTTATCTATTTGATGAAAATATTGATAATCTCCATCATAAAATCTTGGAAAACTTCTTTCACGTTTAGACTGTATAGTACCATCTGGCATTAACTCATCAATAGCCCTATCTATAGGACAATAATTTAAATAAAAATAATGAAATCCGGTAATATGAAAATCGTCTATTGTATATCCATATACACATCGTTTAGCCTCTTGGTCCCAATAATCGTAGTAATCTTTTGTACCTGGTAAAGCGTTAGTATAAACGCCATTTTTTAAGAATGCAATTGCAGCAGGCCTAGCTCTATTCGTGTTTTGTAACATCTACTTCTTTTTTACAATTAACCAGCTCTTGGCATTTTTCATATTCTTCTAATGCTATAAAATGCTCAATGATTAAATCTATTTCTGCATCGCTAACATCCTCATGTAAAAAAGGATTAAAAGGTAAAGGGAATTCTAGATCTTCTTCAGCATCTTCTAATTCAACATAAACTTGCTCTATTGTTATTTTACCAGTAATAACATTATACGCATTATCCATTGCTGTATTATATAATTCTAAATCTTCTAAAAAATCCATTACATACTATATTTGTTTACTTCAATTCCTCCTCTATTTGTATTAGCAGCTTGTTCTTCTTTTTTAACTATATCTTCTAATCTAGTTAATCCATCTACTACTTTTCCCATTTTTTCTAGATTGTTTATTAAATCTTTAGCATGATAAATAGGTTTACCATTATCATCTAACATTTGTAAATCTATTGTTCTAAAATATTTCTCTAATTTTACTATAGATTCTTTTGCAGCTTTTAATAATCTAACTGCTGAAGTTTCAATTAGTTTCTCATATTTTGTACAAGCTCCAAGGACTTTAGCTGAAGGTGTAAATTTATTTTTCTCGCCAAATATACTATTTTTTACTTCAATAATACGCTGTTCCCACCCATAAACTGCAAAAGGCGATCTATGATCTACCATAAAATAAACAAATGCTAACTCAGAAGCAGATAGTTTTTTAAATTCTATTATCTGCTTTGCATACGCTGTAGGAATAGCTCTATTATCTTTTATATATATTAAATCATCTTGAAATGCCATATTATTTACAGTTTTTCATATATGCACCTTCTTTTAAAGTTACAGGGACTAAATGTTTGTCTGAATATAATTCTTTTAACACTTTAACTCTATGCCTGCCGTCTGCTATATAGGGAGCATCATCATCCTCTATAAAATATATTCTTATAGGACATAATAACCCATCTCTTTTAATATCTTCTTTTAACTTTGCCCAATCATAACACTCTTCTCTAAGATAGTCAATAGTAGATATTTTATTTTCTTTAGATTTTAAATCCGCTAATTTTACAAATTTAGGATTATATATTATTTTTTTTGCCATTTTTTAAATTAGTTATATGTTTAATTCTATTACTGTTTACAGAAAATTTTCCAAAATAAGGTAATCTAACAGCTTCAAAATTTCCTTCTTTCATAATTTTGGCTACATATTTAAATTGATAATTTACTATTTCTTCAACTTTTTGAAGAGGTAAATTATATTTATTAGCTAACTTATAAATCATAAGTTTTTTAGACATTTTCGTAGTCAGTATATCCTGCTTCTTTATTTTTCTTATATTCTTCTATTTCTTCTGCAGTTATATCTACAGGTTCTGAAAGTGCTATATTTAACTTTTTTCTTTTAGCGTCTTGAGCTTCTCTTTTAAGAATTTCTTGTGCATGCTGTATTTTTTGCATATTAAAATACGCTGCTTCTGCTTTAGTTTGCGGACCTTGATCTAACGGTTTCCATCTAGGGGGATCGTCTGGGCATGTAGTTGTTCTCCATTTAGCTTTATGCTCTATCATACATCCACACTTACCACATCTCATATGTTTTTCTATTAAATGTGGACAAGCTTTACATGCATTTAACCGTTGTATATAATCGGCCGGACTAGTTGCTGGTACTCCTTCTTTAATCCATTTTCCCAAATCTTTTCCAAAACTTTTCATCATTTGAAACATTGATGGCGGTTTTACCTCCTCTGGTTGATTTTTTTTATTTTCTTCTGTCATATTTCTATATTCATTGTTAAATAATTACCCTCTATATCTTGAAATACTACTATTCTATAATGTATTGTGTCAAATACTGAAATAACTAAATGGCTTATTACGTTAGACATTTCTTGTTATAGTTATTTCTACTAATTCTGTCTTTGGGTCTAGCATAGGATTTAATTTATATAATCCTCTTTCTTTTATTGTTGCTCCCTTATCTTTATATTTTTTAATATAGTTATTTAAAGTATTAGGATCTTTAATACCTATTAAATGTGCTACATTTTTTTTAACTGCAACACTACATAAATTTATATCTTGTTTTATAGACTGTACATCTATAAATTGAGCTAATATACTTAACTCTTTATTAGTCAGATTAAATATCCCATTCCATATCTGTAGATATTTATACGTACTATCTATATTAACTGTTATTTTTCTTTTTATCATCTTCTAAAATTTTAATTAATGCGTTTTTATTATGTAAAGGTCTTGCATTTTTACCTTTATGTTTATTCATAGCATAATATTCAGATGGTTTATATATTTGTTTAACTTCTCTGACTTTACCTATTTTATCATATTTGACAATCCATCGAATGTCGTTTGGAGTATCAGTTCTTTTTAAATGTGTTAAGTAACTCATAATGTAAATTTTTTGTGAGTATTACCAGTTATTAAACATACATAATCTTCCTCAGTTGTAAATACACGTCTTCTACATTTAGAATTGTGAAATCCCATCCTGTGTTTAATGTATCGTAATTTATTTATTATTCTCTTCATTAAATTGTATTTTTATTCTATCATTATCATCTATTATAATTTTAGAATTTTTAGATTGTCTATTAAAAGATTCTATATGTTCTGTAAGTTCTAATTGTTTATGAATAAATGATAAAAAAACTTGAATCTCTTTAGAAGCTCTTGTCGTTGATTTTGTTAACTCCCCCGCTTTTACAGACGCTTCTAGTAAAGCTTGAAAATCTGCTATAGATATAGTTACAGATCCTTCTACCACTTTCCTAAAATCTGGTGCTCACCTATAAGTAAGTACTCTTTCTCATCTATCACAGCTCTTACAGCTTCTGTTCTAGGATCTACCATTACAGTATCCCCTGCTTTTACAAAAATACAGTTAGGACCTACTGCTAATACATCTAATACATTAGACTTTTTAGCATTTTCGTCTGCTGTCTTTTCGTCTAAATATATTCCGGACTCTGTTTGTGTAATTGTTGGATCTGGCAAGACTAGCCAGTTTCCGTTTGGTTTGAATTTCATATTTTATATATTTTAGTTTGCGCAAAGATATAAAATATTTCTTTATACTTCCAAATGATTTTAAAAATTTTTTCAATGTAAATAAAAATGGGCAGTAAATTACTTTACCACCCATCTTATAATAATCTTAATAAATACTATCCTTGCATAGTTATTGAAGAATTAGCACTCTTAGTTACTTTACAGTACCAGAAATTAGCATCAGCCATAAATTCTAACCACTCACCTCCTATAGAAGCAGCTTCTACTGTGATATTATCTGCTAGTAAATTATTACCACCATCACTACCTCCTGTAAAAGCTGCAGGAACAGTAGAGTTAGTAAAATCACTCGTTATAGTAGTATTTCCTGCAGTACCAGTTTCATCCATAGTAAGCAATACCGTTGAAGCAGTAGGATTAGTTGCCGTTATATCTAAAGTTGCTTCACCATTAATTTCAGAAGCTAATTCAGTTGCTATTGCTGCAGCAGTGCTGGATCCACCCATATTCAAAGCTATATTACTACCTACTACACCATCACCGTCATCATCAACTTCAAAAGTAAATGAAGTACCATCAGCATCTACTATTGTAAGTACTTTAGTTTCGTGTGGTTTACTTGTAAAAGAAATAGTAGCAGTAGCTGCAACACTTGTGCCACCAATTGAATGTGACACTATATTATCATTTCCTTTTCCACTAGTAATAACTGCATCTCCAGTTCCTGACGGAGATAGTGTATTAATGAACGTAAAGTTTAATCCTTTTTTTGGAGATGGTAATGTAATACTAATATCACTATTTCCTGTTATTGCTAAAAATATTGTCTCACCTGTTTCAAAATCTCTTAGTGTAACATTTTCATTTATTACTACTCTTGATATAGGTCTTCTATCTGTACCTGGACTATCTACAGTAATTGAATTGTAATTTACCATTGTTTTTATTTTTTTATAATTATTAATATTTCTCAAAGGGATATAACTTTCCCCCTTGTGGACGTTAGTTTCAAGTTTGGATTTCACTATGATAGTTCTCCCATTTTACTCTGGGGACCCAAGGATAGTAATACTGATGTTAATTCACCGCACTTACCTGTGTGCAATCTATCCTAACCATAGCTTATACGCTACTCTTTTGCAACTACCGGAGAAAATCTCGTTCTTATTTAGAACTACCAATCCGATGTCTAATCCCGTTTTTGGTTACCAAGGGATGAAAGTATTGCGGGACAAAAGTAGTAAAAATATTTTACAATGCAATTAAAAATATAGAAATCATTAAAAAAATATATATTACCGGTGATAAATCTATTGTTTTCATATTACAAACTTAACTTTCTTTTCTCTAGGCAGTGTTAAGGTAATGTTAAATTTTCAAATAAAAAAAATTTTTTTGAGGGAGATTTGTGAACGTGTGGGGGTATTTGTGAAACCACCCTACCTACTTTCTACGGATTGAACACCCCCGGGGTGCAATTCGTTCACTTATTTATTAATTTTAAACATTTTACACTATGGCAAACACAGCCAAAACCAAAGTAGATGAGCAACTCGACGCTCAGCCTGCAACAGAACTAACGCTCCCAATCGAGCAAGTACTAACTGATGGACAGCTCCTCACTCTTTCAAAGTTTGACGACTTCAGCGATATTGGCCAGCCAATCCGCATCTTCAAAGATGGTAAACCTGTCTTTGATGCTGATGGTGCTCCAGTCTATGACAAGCGCTTCAACTTCAAAGTCTATTACGACAACGAGGTTGTTGGCCAATTCAAGCATGTCACGCCTGAGATTGACTGGGCTGTCATCAGAGTTAAATGCAATCACTTTGTAACTGACAAAGGTGAAACTAGATTGTTCTTCACCTTGATGAACAAGCTCAACACAGTGGCTGACGCTGCAAGCTACATTGCTAATCGCCCTCAGCTCCTTGAAATGAAAGAGCAGATTTAATAATAATGCGCATCACTCTTCGTGAGTGGTGTGCATTTATACACAACCTGACCACATATATCAGCTTAGTGTTGTTTGATTAGTAATTAATCAAGTGAACTTGTTGCGTTTGTGATTGTGCATGTCACGTCACATTCGCAGCATTTTAAGCATATTGTGATCATCTAACTAATCGTATAATTAAACTATATAACACAACTATGGAAAGTAGAGCAAGACAAAACATGATTAACACTATTAAAATGTTGTCTCACACTTATGAAGCATTTAAATTAATAAAAGAAATGTTAATTGAATATATAAATGAAGATAAAAACCTACAAGATATAAAAAGTGAGATGATTAACAGTATTAAAATGTTACCACAAAATAGTGGATCATTTGAACTACTAGAGAAAATGTTAATCAGACGTATTAATGAAGATAAAAGATATACAATTTAATATGAAAGAAATAGACGAAATGCTCAACAAGTGGATACACAACAGTATCATAAGAGCAAAGTTAAGAGAATTAATAGTAAAGTATGCTAACCATGCCTTTGAAGATGGTCAAGGAATGGATGGATATGGACGCTATAGCTAAATGATTTGGTTAAGCGCCGGGTTTGCCCTTCGTTGAGGTAAGTAGGAAAGGCTAAACCAAGTCATTTTTATTAACCTAAACATTAACTAAATAAATAAAGAATGAATTATAACACTATGGACTATTACATTCGACTAGAACTAGAAGCCATTGGAGACTTAATATTGGCTGATATACTGGATAATAATCAAAAAAAAGATAAAGAAATGAATAACAATATTGAGTATGATCAAAGAATAAGAACTAAGAACTTGGAGTTAACTAAAACACTTCAAATTGTTGACAAATTAACAACAGAGCTTATCATTTTAAAAGAAAAGAATAAAAGTTTACAACAACAACTTGATGTTCGAAATGAACAACTAGTTCAAGAAATAATAGATGTAAATGGTAATAAAGTAGTTGGAAAATGATTGGCTGGGTAATATTTACTGCCATAGTATTATGGTTGATAAGACAGATAAGAGAGTAATTCTATTGATAAATGATCTATTAATAAGCTTTAGGCTAACGTAGACGGTAGAATAAACTCTCTAACTTATACTAAACTAATCGCGCAAAGTGGTTAGATACAAAGTAGATAAATGTGGTCTAACTCCAGGCACTACACTCGGTAATAGAGAACTGGAGATGAAATAAATAAACTACAATAAACAGAGGTTAGTAATTTAATGGCAATACTGCCAAATATAACTCAGCGGTTATACTTTGTGAACGATTACACTTCCTCTGTTTATGTAGTTTTATTACAATTAAACTAACTTAAATTAATTAAATTATGAATAACAAGTTCGAAACAATAGTAAATAAATTAGGTGTAATTATAGGCCTAATTTTATTATTTGCTGTAATTATGGCTTTATCTTCTTGTGGTTTAACCAATAATTTATCAGCTGAAGAGCAACAACGTAGACGTACAATTGATTACGAAGCAACAAAGCTTTGGAATGAATATACTTCTAAACATGACTCTTTAATGATAGAATATTATAAAAAAGACAAGAAATGAGCCCTGATAGATATAAAAATGCAATGCAAATGTTAACAATAGGATGGGTAGGAATATTCTTATCCATTCTATTAACATTATTAACCACTTAAATAAATAAAGAGATGAAAGATAAATCAACAATTAAATTAAAAACAACATATCTACGTAAAGAGAATGAAATGCTAATCTATGAAGCAGAAGGTATTAACTTGGTAGATGTATATTATTTAATTCAAGCACAAGTTCAAATTACAAATACTCAATCTAAACTGATTAAATTATTAGAAGAAAATACTAATCTTAAAGATACGATAAAAAGATTGGGTAATAGTATTAATGAGTTAGAAGAAAGAGTTTATGGACAACCTGAATATTAACTTAACATAAATAAAGATATGTATGAAATAGTAAAACTAGTAGTATTAAGTATTATAATATTTTTAATAATAATGAAAATATTAGATAAAATAGAGGTATACATCTCAAATAATAAGAATAGAATCATTAAAAATATAGAAGAGTATGACAAAAAAGAGAAAGCTGGGAAGCAAAAATCCAAAGTATTGGCCAAAGGAAAAAAGAGAAGGGCCAAAAATTAAGAAGAAAATATTGATGTGCACTACTAAAGATAATGTGAAAATATATGGAGTGTGGTATGAATAAATAGTATTAATTAAAATAAGTATTATGACAAATGAAACTAAACATATGATTGAAGAGCTTAAATTAAAGAAAGAATTAAAAGAAAGGCATGATAGAAATGTGAGAAGTTTTAGTAATTATTTTAGAAACAGCGGTAAAGTAGAACAAACGCAAGAGAATTTAGGTATGTGGGTATCAAGAGAGAGGAAAAAATATGGAAACTTTTTAACTCCTGTACAAATAGAAAGAGATAAACTACAAGATAAATTTGATGAAAAATATAAAACTTTAGAAATAGATTTAAATAAACATATTAAAAAAGATGATAAAGAAAATTGGTAATGATTTATATAAATCAACATTAATAAGAAGCAATGATATTGAAATTAGAGCATCTCAAGGAAGAGGTTATGGTGTATTTGCTATAAATAAGATTCCAAAAGATACAATCATTGAAGAGTGTGTGGTAGCTGAAGATAGGTTACCACACACAAATCATGCATTAATACATTATAAGTTCTTTGGTCAGTGGATAAATAAAACTGATTGGGATGAGGTTATGCCTTTAGGTATAGCATGTGTATTAAATAATGATGAGAATCCTAATTGTATTATAGAACAAGATACAAACTATGAACGAATTGTAAGGATAAAAACTATTAAACAAGTATTACCTAACGATGAATTAACACATAAATATTAAAAGACATGAAAATTAAATTGAAAGGTAAGATTATATCTTTAGGAAAAAATAGAGATAGATTAAAGAGAATTGCAAATATTTGTAATAATCTAAAAAGTAGACAAAGTGGCTATAAATTACAATGGATGGAACTTGTAATAGGTATAGTTAATAAAAAATTAAAAAAGGTTGACAGTGAATCCTACGAAACTGTTCATTAATCTCATTAAAACCAATTAAACGATATGAGTAAAAATGTGATAGGTTCTGGTAATTTAGACACTCTAAAAACAGGACAAACCTTGCTATTAAGAGCAAGAAAAGTAAAAAATGGTAAAATTCAATTAGAATGGGCTGAGAAGTTCAAGCAAGGCACAGGTGGAAGAAGTGCAATTACTAGATTTAATGCTAGTGATCCTGCATTTAGTTCAGGTGCGCAAAGAGCATGGTTTTCAGGTACTGTACAAGATACATTAGATGCATTAGGTCTTGATTTAGGAGACGACAATGAGTCTTGGTATATAGATACAGTTAAAGAAGACCAAGAAGTTATGGATTTAAATGTACTTAATCCAGTAGATGTTGAAACTGGAGACGTGTATAAAATGGAAATAACTGAAACTGTGGAGCCAAATGATTGGCAAGCCGCTAATTCTGACAAAGCTGCTAAGACTTATGGTCAAGGTGGAAGTCATATTTTACATGAAGGGCAATTAATATTTAGAAATACAGCAATTGTAGGAATTGATCCTAATGATGAAGCGGATGTAGTTGAACATACACTTCTTAAGGCTGATCCAAGAAAAGTAAACTCTTTACAAGAAGAAGTTTTAGATTTTGAAGAAGTTAGCATGTTAGATACAGTAGAAACAGAGGACTAGTTGTCGAGAACTAGATTAATTAAGTGAGAATATAAAGATTTTAAGTATAGCAATATACTTAATTTCTTTATATTTGTTTAAATTATTAAATTATGATATATTTTGTAGGACCTGATCCAATACTTCCGTGTTGTACTATGTGTACAATAGATAAAGTTGTAGAATATTGTAGTACTAAGAAAGTATTAGGTGTTGATACAGAGACTGAAGGCTTTGATTTTACTTGTAAGAAAATGATTATGTTTCAAATAGGTGATGAAGATGCTCAATTTGTAATCGATACCAGACATGTTAGCATAGAACCATTAAGGTCAGTTCTAGAAAATGTTAACATAACAAAGATATTTCACAATGCTAAATTTGACTATAAATTCATTAAAAAATGGGCTAATATAGAATGTGAAGGTATTTATGACACATTTTTAACTGAGTTAATTAATAATTGTGGTAAAAAAATAGGCTTTGGATTAAAAGATTTAGTTAAAAGAGAATTTAACGAAGATTTAGATAAAGAAGTCAGAAATAAATTTATTGGTTTAAATGGTGCACCATATACACAATCGCAGATAGTTTATGGGGCTAAAGATGTAGAGTATTTATGTAAATTACGAGAGATACAACTGCCTAAAACTGAAGCTAATAAATTAAATAAAGTAGTAGAGTTAGAAAATCAAGTTGTATTAGCATTTGCTGATATAGAATATAATGGATTAGATTTAGATACAGAGTCTTGGAAACAGATAGAAAAAAGCAATACTCTTAAAGCTGATGCTTTATTAATAAATTTAGACAATACATTACTAGAAGATCATAGATTAACAAATTTTGTCTATAAATATATTCAGGCAGATATGTTTAAATCTGTTAATGATTTAAGAAAAGTTAATGTTAAATGGACATCACCTAAGCAGGTGTTAGCTGTGTTTCAAACACTTATACCTAATTTAGAAAATGTTAATGGTAAAGAGATGTATAAATATAGATATAAATTTCCTATCATTGACACTTATGTAGAATATAAAGAAGCTATGAAGTTATGTACATCATATGGTGAGGCTTTCTTTAAAAATCTATCTGCAGATAATAAAATACATACAAATTTTCATCAAATATTAGATACCGGTCGTGTCAGCAGTAGTAAACCTAATATGCAACAAATTCCTGCAGACAATAAATACAGAAATTGTTTTATTGCTCCACAAGGATGGAGTTATGTGAGTGCAGACTACTCATCGCAAGAATTAAATGTAATCGCCTTTGGATCTAAGGATCCAGTGTGGTTGGAGGCTTTAGAAGAAGGTCAAGATTTACATTCTACGTGTGCAGAATTAGTATATGGACAAGACTGGTTGTCTAGTGGAGAAGACGATTGCGCCTACCTTAAGAAAAAGGAAAAGTGCAATTGTCCTTCCCACAAAAAGCTCAGAACAAATGTTAAAACAATTAATTTTGGTTTAGCATATGGTATGGGTCCTAATAAGCTTGCTGATACTTTAAATATTAGCATAGATCAAGCTAAAGATTTGATTCAGAGATACTTTACAGCGTTTCCATCAATTAAAGGCTTTTTAGATAAATTAGGAAACTTTGGTAAAAGGAGAGGTTATATTACTACCTTTCCTCCTTATAGAAGGCGTCGATGGTTTACTAATTGGTACCCAAAGATTTGGGATAATAAATCATCTACTATGGAGCTTGGTAGTATAGAGCGTGCTAGTAAAAATACGCCTATCCAAGGTGCTAGTGCTGATATGACTAAATCTGCTTTAATACTTATACGTAGTTGTATAAAAGCACATGATTTGCCAGTTAAAATAGTAATGACTGTACATGACCAGATAGATACAATATGTAAAGATAGTTATGTAAAACAGTGGTCAGAACTAATGAAAACATTAATGGAAATGGCTGCGCGTGAAATTGTAACAAATGGATTGCTAAAAGCTGAAGTATCAGTAAGTAAATGTTGGGAAAAATAAGTATTACGAAGGGGCGGACATAAAGGCGCTATTGCCACAACCGTTAATACACTTGTCCGTCCCGGAGTATAACAATTAAATTAAATAGATATGATTAGAAAAACACAGGTTGACTCCCTTAAACAGTTAAAACCTACAATTAGTGGGAAAAGACAGCAAGTATATGATGTAATTCTAACTAAAAAGAAAGTTACAAATAGAATGATAGCTACAGAGTTAGGCTGGGATATTAATAGAGTTACAGGCAGAGTGACTGAGCTAGTTAACTTAGGTATGATTGCTGCTGTTGGAACACATTTTGATAAAGATACTAATAGAACAGTAACATTATGGGGATTATGGGAAGAAATAATATAAATGAAGAGAAGAATAAACAACAGCGTAAAGCATTAAATGCTTGGGCACGTAATAATTATGTTGGTAGTATAATTGCAGGTACTGGCTTTGGTAAGTCAAGATGTGGTGTACTAGCATGTAAGCATGTACTAGATCGTATTGCTGATTCAAAGGCTGCCATTTTAGTTCCTACTATACAATTACAAGAACAGTTTGCTGAAGAGTTTCACAAGTGGGGTTGTGCTAGTTATTTAGATAGAGTAGAAATTATATGTTACCAGAGTGCTTATAAACTACAAAATGAGAAGTATGCGCTAGTAGTGTGTGATGAGGTCCATCTAGGGCTAAGCAGAGAATATATTAAATTCTTTAAGAATAATCATTATACTTCTATCCTTGCAATGACTGCTACCTGGCCTGAAGATGTTTACCATAAGATAGAACTATTAAAAATAGCTCCTAAAGTATATGAAATAACACTGGATCAATGTGTAGCAATGAATTTGGTGTCTCCTTATGAGATATATTGTATACCTCTTGAATTAACATTTGGAGAGAAATTAGAATATGATGATATTCAAAGAGAGTTTGTTGAACATAAAGTAGCACTAGGGCCAGATGCATTTAGTTTGGCTAAAGTATTTATTAAAAGTCCACAAGCCTCATCAGAAGAAAAGTATCATGCTGCAGGATTTTATAAAACTATAAGAGAAAGAAAAGCTATTGTAGATCAAGCTTATGCTAAGATAGAGAAATTTAAAGAGTTAGTAAATAAGAATTTAGATAATAAGATAATAACTTTTGGAGGTTTAAATGCTTTTACCAGTAAATTGGCAGAAAGTGTTGAACCTTTAGCAGAAGTATATCATAGTAAAAGAACATTAAAACAGAGAAGAGAAGCTTTGAGACGATTTAAAGAAGGAGAGGTTAATGTATTATGCTCAACAAAAGCATTGAACCAGGGATTTGATATTCCTAGTGCTAATGTAGGTATAATATGTGGATTAACTTCTAAAGCTTTGTCAATGATCCAAAGAATAGGTAGGCTAATTAGATTTGAAGAGAATAAAATAGGTAAGATATATATCTTATATGTTAAAGATTCTCAAGAAGAAAAATGGCTAAGAAATTCAGTGCGTGATTTGAAGGGCGTAAAATGGTTATAAAAATTAATTAAATAAATTTTTTATTATGAAAAAAATGATTATATTTGTATCAATGTTCCGTTTAACTATACAAAATTCTTTTATATTATGATGTTAGAGATAGATTTCGAAGTACTTAAAGAAACAAAGATGAGTGCTGACGACTATATGTATCTGTACCTAATATATAGAAAAGGATTTAATTATTTAAACATCCTCAATTTAAAACCAAATATAGACGAATTGATAGAAAATGGATACTTAGAGGCGGGTGATAGTGTTGAGACTCAGCGAGTTACTCAAAACTTCATTAATCTCTTTGTATCTAATTTCGATCAAATGTTTACAGATTTGGTAACTAAATATCCCTGGAAAGTTACATCCAGCAGAGGAGTAAGAGTGTTGCATGCCATCGATCCCAAGGCAAAGTCTAATGATAAAGCTAGAAATAGGTATAGAAAAATTGTTAATAATAAGCCTGTATTGCACAGACATATTATGCAATGTTTAGATAGACAATTGCTAGTAAATAAAGAAGATCTCGGATTTTTACAAAATCTAGAGGTTTGGATTAATAACTATACTTGGGAAAAGTATGAAAACTTAAACGATTATGCAACAGAAAACAAAAACAAACCAAGAATCACAAGATCCCTTTAAGAAAAGAGGCTTTAAGAGTATAAACAAAGCCATATCTGCGTCGTTACACCAGGTAGTCAATGGTATGACGGGTAAAAGACTTGTGTTTCCAACAAAATGGCCTAGACTAAATAAGAATTTGCTAGGCGGATTACAACCAGGTAAAATGTATGTAATTGCAGGACGACCGGGTGTAGGTAAATCAGCATTTAGTAATCAATTGATATTTGATTTATTAGATGCTAATGATAAGAATAAACTAATGATTTTATACTGGAGCTTTGAGATGCCCGGGTATCAACAGATACTACGTGCAGGATCAAAAGGTTCAGGTAAACAGGTAGGAGATTTATTATCAGTTACAAATAGATTAGATAATGATGCATATAATCATTTCAAGAAAGAAGTAATGAAGTATGCTAATTATCCGGTCCATTTTAATAATGTTCCTAGAGATATGGAATTCATAAAAGAAGCTAATACAGAGATAACACAAAAGTATCCTGATAAGACTATAGTGAATGTTTTTGACCACTCTAGACTTATATTAAGTGATAAGGATAAAGAGTTACTTAAGTTAAATGAGGTTAGTAAAGGATGTATGTGGATGCAATCAACAATGGGTTGTATTAATATATTATTATCTCAATTGAATAGAAATATAGAACAGGAACATAGAGCTAAAGCGCAATACCAGCCATTACTTACGGATTTATTTGGTGGTGATAGTATTGGCCAGGATGCACATGTTGTTATAATGCTACAAAGACCTCATGATTTATATGGTATCACAGATACATATTGTCAAGAGGATCCACTAGGATTACTAGCATGTCATGTAGAGAAAAATAGAGATGGCTTATTAGGTATGATACCTTATGAAGCTGAAATGTCAACATTTACAATTAAAGAAAGAACAAAATGAAATACGGAGAATTTAAAACTAGAACAGAATTAGCTACATACATTTGTTCCGAGCTAACTAGAACAATTAACATAATGGGAGACTCAGACGGTTTACAGTCTCCATTAGATATGTTTAAGGCGCCAAGAGCTCGTAAGAAAGATTTAAAAGCTAAAAGAAAAGAGCTAATGGAAAAACATAATATTAATTTTAAAGATATAGAACTTTATGAAGTTACCAACAGAAAAGGTTAAGGCGAGCCGTAAATCGCCTAAGAATATGATAATATATGGTCCACCTAAAATAGGCAAGACTACGGTATTATCACAGCTTGATGATTGTTTAATTATAGATTTGGAAGACGGTTCAGACATGGTTGACGCTTTAAAAGTGAAAGCTAATAGTCTAAAAGAACTCCAAGCTGTAGGGACAGCAATTATAAAAGAAGGAAGACCATATAAATATATAGCAATTGACACTATATCTAAGTTAGAAGAGATGTGTGAGTCATATGCTAAACATATTTATATGAAAACTCCTATGGGTAAAAACTTTGATCAAAAGAACCCTGGTGCATCAGTACTATCACTGCCTAATGGCGCTGGCTACTTATATTTAAGAATGGCCTACAAAGAATGGATAGATAAATTGAATAAACTAGCGGATCATATTATCTTAGTTGGACACCTGAAGGATAAGATGCTTGAAAAGAAAGGAAAAGAGGTTGCTGTTAAGGACCTTGATTTAACTGGTAAGATTAAGCAGATTACCTGCGCTAATGCAGATGCTGTTGGTTATATTTATAGAGAAGGAGAAGAAACTATGGTTTCATTTGATTCTCTAGACGATATAACTGCAGGATCTAGATGCGCACATTTAAAAGGGCAGACCATGCCTCTGAAATGGTCAGAGATTTTTATCGATTAACCAATTAAATATTAAAAAATGATAGAAGCAAATTTGCCAACCACTGGTCAGGTTGTAAAACAAGAGAGGCCAGCAAAAATTACTACGTCTCAAATCATAGAAGATTTAGACAATGGTATAAATAGAGATGGAATCAAAGAGAAGTATAATCTTGAGTCTTGGATGGTGTCAGAGCTATTTAAACATCCTGAACTA